TCACCCCCTTGAGGATGGCGATCGCGTCCTTCCCCGCCTCCGAATCCTTGTCGATCGTGTCCAGGCAGGGAGCGATGATGCGAGCACGCACCAGCACACGCCGGCCGAGATCCTCGTCCGAACCGATGTCCCCGTGTGTGATCGACATCATCGCTCCCTCTGGTCAGGACTGCTTCGCGGCAGTCGTCTTCGCGGCCTGAGCCTTGGTGGTGTCGGCCTTCGTCGCCTCGGCCTGAGCGGTCTCGAAGGCCGCCTTGTCGGCCTTGAGCTGCTTGGCCGCCTCGGCGACCTCGCGCGCCTTGTCCTCGACGGCCTTGCGGGCCTCGGCGAGCTCGGCGTCCTTCGCCTCCGTCGCGGCCTTGACCGCGAGGTCGACGTCGGCCTGCGAGAAGACCTCGAGCGGCTCGTCTTCGACGAACTCCGGGGCGTCGTCGATCAGGCCCTGCACGCGAGCGTGCTCGAGGCCCTCCTCGGTGATTCCCTCGGACTCGAAGACGGTGCCCTCGTAGAGGTACTGCTCACGGCCGTCGACCGTGGGCAGGACGGCGACAGCTGCGGTCACGATGAGCGCACTCATCACAGACCCGTGTTCGTCAGGGCCACACCGGCCAGCGGCTCGGTGACGACGGGGACGGTGACGCGGCGAGCACGGAGGGTGTAGCCCTCCGCCTTGTCCTCGCGGATCGTCTTCGCCTCGACGCCGAACGCCTCGGTCCGGACGTAGCCGGGGCCACCGAGATCCTCGTCGGCCATGCCGCCGAGCTGCTCGCGGTCGACCAGGAGCGGGTTCGCGCCCTGGAAGTGCGGCGTGGTCGCCCAGGTGAGACCGAGCGCGTCGACCGGCAGGTTGCCCCGGATGGCCGTCTCGCCCGTCTCGCGCGGGAGCGCCTTGTCGTCGATCAGCATGCCGATGACCTTCGCGTACTGCGCGGGGCGCAGCACGGCGGTGTCGAGGTCGATGCCGAAGCCGAGCGCGGCGCGCTCCGCCTGGATGGTGGTGATCGCCTCGACAGCCTTGCCGGCGGTCGACCACGTCTCGAGCGACGCGAACGTGCTCGTCACGCGGGAAGCGATGACGGCCATCGCGACGCGGTCGACGTGGCGGACGACCGTGTTGACGAGGCGGGTGATACCGCGGTTGACGTAGGAGATGCCCTGACGGGCGATCTTCTCGTCGCTGACCACGGAGTCGAGGCCCCACTTCACGGTGCGGGCCGAAACGACCTCACCGGAGTCGAGCACCACGGTCGGGTATCCGCCGAGCGGCGAGATCGCCTCGGGGTCTTCGCCCGCGAAGATCTCTTCGCCGGTCGAGTAGAACACGCCGCCGCCCTGGGCGGAGTAGCGGCCCGAGAGCAGGAAGTCCGCGATGAACTTCTGGTCGGCCAGCTCGGCGACGCGCTCCGCGATCACGGTCGGGTTGGACAGGAGCAGGTGCAGCTCCGCGGTGGTGAGAGTCCCCTCGGGGAACTTCACCGGGTAGGTGTAGGACACGTCATCTCCCTCAGATGAACAGGACGTCGATGACGTCGTTGTCGGCGGCAGCGGCCTCGAGGGCGATGCCGATGGAGTTGGTGCTGGCGCCGGCGGTCGCGATCTTCCCGGCGGCGGCCGAAATCACGCGGGCACCGACGGCGATGGCTCCGGATGCGGTGAGACGCTGCACACCGTTGGATCGCGGGAACACCGTGACCCGTTCGCCGGTGACGGCGTCCTGCGCGGCGACGCCGATCACCTTGACGGAGTCGGCCCCGGCGGGGACGATCGCGTTCGCGGTGGACACGTCGACGAGGCGGCCGCCGATGACCGGGGTCGCTCCGACGGTGAACGGCACTCCCGTGCCGGTGCCGTGCTTGGGCAGGTAGTCGGACATGCTCAGGCCTCCTTCTTGTTCTGGCCCCAGCCGGCCTTCGCGGCCAGGCGCTGGTTGTCGTTGACGGTGTCGCTCTCGGAGTGGCCGAGTTCGGCGACGGGGATCGTGCCCTTCGGGAAGGTCGCGAGGGCCTGCACGGTGCCGGCCTCGTCCTTGCCGAGCAGGTTGAGGAAGTGCGCGCGCGACGCGGGAGCGATGCGGCCCTCGTTGATCGCGTTCTGCACGATGCCCTCACGGCGCTCCGTCTGCTGCGTCGCGTGCGCCTGCGCTCCGAGTCCCGCCTGACGCTGAAGCTCGGCGAACGCGCCGGCCTCGACGACGACGGTGCCATCGACGACGGCGGGAGCGGGAGCCGGTTCCGGCTCGGACTGGGGGTCGACGACCGGAGTGGTCGGTGCGGCGGGGTCGGTCGGCTCGGCACGCTCATCGAGCGCCTCATCGACTGCGGCGAGGATCTCGTCGTCGGTCGCCTCGGCGCGCACGCCGAGCCGCTGGACGAGGCCCGCCTTGATGGTGTCGCTCATGGTGAGCGCCTCCTTCGTGTTGGGGTCACCCGGCTCGGTCGAGCTCGGGAGTTCAGGGAGCGCCGCGCGCGGTGCGCGGTCGCCTCGGGTCCGCGCGAAGGCGGACAAGTCGAACCGCGCGCGAGCAGCCGGCGCGTCACCGTCGCCCTCGATGCGGTCGGCGAGACCCGACTCGACCGCTTCCTCAGCCGTCATGAACCGGTCGCGCGGCATCTCGGCGAGCCAGTAGTCGACGGTCTTGCCAGACTTCTCGGCGTAGATCGTGGCGAGGTTCAGGTCGAGCCGGTCGAGATCCTCGGCGGCGGCGCGCATGTCCTCGGCGTCTCCCGAGGCCCAGCCCCAGGCGTTGTGGATGTAGACCTCGGAGTTGCGCGCCATGACCATCTCGTCGCACCCTGCGGCGATGAACGATGCTGCGGACGCCGCGATGCCCTCGACGACCGCGACAACCCGCGCCGGGTGCTTGCGGAGGGTGTTGAGGATTGCGAGTCCGTCCCACACCTCGCCGCCGGGCGAGTTGATCAGGAGCAGGATCTCGGTCGTGCCCTCGGGGAGCGCGTCGACTGCTGCGGCGAACTCTTTCGCCGACACGCCCCAGTCACCCCCGTAGGAGTCGATCGGGTCGTACAGGCGGAGGGTGACGGTGCCGTTGCCGACGTCGACCCCGTGCGGGATCGAGGCGAGCACGGGCGTGCGCGGTCCGCTGCGCGGGGTTCGGAACGGGTTCATTCGGCTTCCTCCTCGGGAGCTTCGGGAGCCGTGGCTGGCTCGGGGTCGGGCGCGGCATCCGGGTCGATGTCGGCGCCGGATCGGCGCACGAGTTCGCGGATCTCCCGGCGAGTGAGCACCTTGTCGATGCCGAGATACGCCTTCTGCAGGGTCTCGGCGGCGGCGCGCGCACGTTCGGCATCAGTCGCGGTGGCGATTTCGGTTACCAGCTCGTCGGTTCCTCTCGGCGTCACGCGCGTTGAATCGTCGTCGGGGATGATCTCCGCGAGCCGCGCGGGCAGACGCATGAGTTCGCGAACGTGGCCCTCGAGCGCGTCGTCCGGGGTGATGACCTTCGCGTCGACGAGGGCGCGGATGGCATCCGCAGTGACCGGGGTGTCGGCCCCGATCTTCGACACGACGAGCCGCGGTGCCGGTTCGTCCGGGCCCCAGTTGAGATCGACGTAGTCCTCGATGACGTGCTGCTGCGTGACGTCGACGAACTCCGCCGCGATGGCGTTGAGCGAGTTCGTGAAGATCGCCTCGAGCGTGTCGCCCAGGGCGTACGACCCGGTCGAGTCGTCGCCGCCGAGGTTGAGGACGTTCGCGAGCACAGCGCGGGCGATCTGCTCGTCGAAGTACTTCAGCGGGCGGTCGGTGTCGGGGAGTTTGCCGGTAAGGGCGAGCAGCTCGAGTTTCGCCCCATGTGGAATCGACGCGCCGGAGTCGTCGCCGGCGCGGAAGTCCTGCGCGATCTGCAGGCCCGCGTCCTTCTCGGATTCCACCCACTCGGCGTGCTTCTCAGGGGTGGCGTTGTCTGGGACGGGGGCGCTCGTGTAGACGGGAACGCCGAGACCGTTGCGTTCGATGGACATCGTCTGGACGCGCAGAACGCGGTCCTTCAGGATGCACATCTTGTAGGCCGAGCGGAGGAGCGACTGCCCGATCCAGTTCGCACCCTCGCGCTCGTTGACGTGCACGACGAGGTGGCTGACCGGGATCGTCACCGCGCCGCGCTGGCCGGACAGGAGGCCGTGCTGAGTGATGGCCTCGAGGCCGCCGTCGGGCGCGACGATGAACTTCGAGATCGTGCGAGGCGGACGCCATGCGAGCTTCTTGAGTCGCAGCAGTCCGAACGTGTCCGGCTCGTAGACCTGCTCGAACACCGAGTGGCCGTATACGAGAGAGAGCAGCGACAGGCGCAGGTACTCCCGGAAGGACAGCCTGCCGCGGGTGCGGTGAGGCGGGATCGGGTCTTTCCCCTTGATGGTCAGGCCGAGGTCCGCCGCGATGCGCTCCACGACCTCGTCGCGCGCATCGCCCTGCTCGAGCTGGTAGCGCGCCGAGAGCACGGGCGACATCATCGCGCGGAGCACGGAGACGACCTGCGGCTCCTCGCGGCGCATCTTGTCGTACGCCTCGATCGACAGCGGCCACACGAGTAGCGGATTCGTCTCGTGCGCCTGACCTGCGAGCCAGCCCCACGAACGGAGTGAAGTCGTCTGGTAGCCGCGTTCCTTAGCCACTCGAGGCCTCCTTTCAGAACTGCATGGTTCGGACGCTCTCGCCGCGAGTGCGGCCCGGAACTCCGCCGCGGGCGCGCTGCACCGTCGTCGCCTTGGGGGGCGGCGGCGGGGTCGGCTCGGGTGCCGGGGGTTCCAGCGCCTCGAGGGCGTAGAGCGCGATGGTCATGGCGCAGATGCCGGCGATGTCCATCGGGACCGAC